ACTCGTTTTCTCACGCAGATGTTTTTGATACGTATATATACCAGTCAGGTAACTGGAACTTAATGCAATACTTTGTGTTACACGCGTTAACCGTACCCAAGTCGGCTCTAGGAGAACCTTTGAACCGAGATAAGATACGACCTGGCTCGTGTTGGACTAAGTTAGGAAACTACAAAATGAGGAAACAAAAATTCTCCGAAATTCATAAAAAATCAAGAATGGGATTGGGGGTTGAAGAATTGTGCCTATTAAAGAAGTATGCGGAAAACGGGGATTTAGAACCCCTACTTGAGTATAAAATAACCCCTCAAGATTTTGACGTCATTAATCATCTTGCTGTCGGAAATGGCTTAAAATCAAAGGACGTAACAAGAGTAAAGAAAGCCTTGAAGAATGCCTACGACCGAAGATGAAACGAAGGAACAAGAGGAGAATGACTGCATCAAAGTTATTGGTAATGAGTTGTTGTTCTATGGGGATGTAGACAGGGAAAATACTATTGAGTTTGTCGAGAAATTTAAGAAGCTTGAAATAGAGCTCCTAAAGAAGATGGCAGAACTTGTTGGGTACGAGCCAATGATCCGTGTTCATATCATGAGTGAAGGTGGTGACGTGTACGCTGGCCTAAACATGATGAATGTTCTGGAACGATCTCGTGTGAAGGTAGTCACTATAGCTCAAGGAGCCTGTTGTAGTGCAGCAACCTTTGTACTTCTTGGGGGTTCTGAGAGGCGAATGGGGAGGAACGCATACCTTCTCATCCACCAAATCAGTACAGAAATGTGGGGTAGCTTCAATGATCTCAAACATGAATTGAAGTCAACAGATAAACTTATGAAAATGCTCAAGGATATGTATCTCTCTAAGACGAAGATTCCTGAAGCCAAATTCAAGTCCTTAATGAAAAAGGATATCTATTTACCCCCAGACAAATGTCTCAAGTATGGAATCGTTTCCGAGATTGAGTAATCGTCGTGTGACGTTTATACAACCCCAAAATACACAAAAAAATGAAAATTATACAGAAAGTGTTTGCATTCAATGGGATGAATGTGCTTTCTGGAGGCCTAAGTCGTTCCATTCTACCATAATTTACAACCGGTAAATCCGACATCTATTTAAAACTGATATTTTATTATCGTACAATGGAACGCCTTATCAAACAAGACAAACACAACCGCGATCGCTACATTGACATCAAAGTTGAGGACTTGAAGGATGGAACTGCAGACATCGTGAAGATCTCTGGCATCGTTGGGAGTGACAAGTTTTCTGAATCACGAACCAATGTCAAAACTGGTTACGAGAAGGCTCTCAAGAGAGCTCAAACCATGTGGAACAATGAGCATACCAAGTGTAACCAAGTGTTGCCTATGCTGGCCAACAAGTGGGAGGATCGCCAGAAATACATCTCTGAGCCGTTCTACGTTCAACCCAAACTTGATGGTGTTCGCCTACTTGTCTCCAAAGACGGTGGCATCTCAAGAACTGGGAAGATCATCCCTGGAACTGAGATTCTTGGGAAGGGTCTTGAGCCGGGTCAATACGTTGATGGTGAAGCGTTTGACCCTAACCTCAACTTTGAGGAACTTACGAGTACTTTCAAGACTGACCCCCTGAAGCTCAAGTTCCACGTGTTTGATTTCTTTGATTTGAAGAAGCTTGGCATGACCTTCGAGCAACGCTGGGAGTATGTAAAGGATTCTGTCTACAATCCTCATTACGAATATGTCAAAACGACACTCGTAAAATCCAAGAAGGACCTTCCTCTCATGCATCAGAAGCATGTTGAAGAAGGACATGAAGGTACCATGATCCGTGACCGCTTCAGTGTCTATGAGGTTGGTCAACGAAGCAACTATCTCCTCAAGCACAAGGATTTCCAGACCGAGGAATATGAAATCATTGGTGCAAAGACTGGTCACGGTCGTGACGCAGATGCAGTTGTTTGGGTCTGTAAAACCCAAGATGATCGGGAATTTACAGTCAGGCCCGAGGGTACCATCATCCAACGAGAAGAGGATTACAAAAATCGTGAGAAGTTTATGGGAAAGATGCTAACTGTGCGCTTCCAAAACCTTACCGCGATGGGTGTTCCCCGATTTCCCGTGGGTGTTGTGATTAGAGATTATGAATAATGTTTGTAATAAATAAATGAATAGAGTCGCAATTGATATCGATGAAGTCTTAGTAAAATTCCTCTTTCCCATGGCAAACCACCACCGTCAGGTTCATAAAATATGGAGTAAACCCAAATATAGATATGTGTACCGCGAAATATTTGAAGTAGATGAACCAACTTCACAAAAAATGGTCCAGGAATTTTACCAATCCAAAGACTTCATGAATCTCACACCTATTCGAGGATCTCAAAAAGCTATGTTCAATCTTAAAGAGCGTTATGATAAAATGTACGTGCTCACTGGACGCCAAGATGTGGTCCGAGAAGAAACTGAAGCATGGATAGACACATACTTCCCAGGTGTATTTGATGATGTCATACTCACGAACAGTTATACACCAAATGAAATACATAAGGCGGATATTTGTCGAGCCTTGAATATAGGCCTTATCATAGACGATAATAAAACCATATGTGACAGGTGTATTGAAAATGATGTCCGAGCTCTCAATTTTATCGGAGATGAACACACTATTTATCCCTGGTGTGAAGAAAGTGATATAAGTATCCAAGGGTGGAACGAGGTTAAAACATATAATCGTTAAAAATGTATAATGTCAATTGGACTCATAATGCCAAGTGCTTTACATGAATTAGGAATTAAAATGGGAGCTGATTTTAAACAATCTAAAAAGTTTCATGTATCAACTAATTATAAAAATGCAAAGTCTATGATTACTCATATGGATAGACCACGACAAGTAATTACAATGCTACCTACTAAAGCTATGGATGCCGAAGAAACTTTGGAATCTGTTATTGAATATATGGGTCCGTTGGATATTGTACTTGATTGTATGATAGATACCCCTGATCGTATACAGTCTAGAGCAGATCTCTGTTTTAAAAATAGTACTCAATATATGGCGATTAATATCACAAAGGATTGTGTTTACGCTATGGGTACGCACATGGCGTATCTAGAAAATAAGAATTTACTACGTAAAATCAATAAAAATATCAAATACATCGGTAGAATTGACGAAGTTTAAATCTTATCTTATATAAATGTTTGCACTTCTTTGTAAACCAGTTGTTGTACCAGTTCAGACTGGAAATCCTGTCCTCCGCGCGAATGATTGTCGCATAGCGTACGTAAAACCATCTCAAACTCAAGAAGGTAAACTTGAACTTGAGATACTTGAAGCACCTCCAGTGTATATAGGTCCAGATAAGCAAAGTGAAAATTTTTAAAAAGGTGAGACTGTAATTGGAATAAGTGGACCATCAGGAGTTTTCTTCATGAAAATAACTTCATCACACTCTCCACCTTTCATGGCCAATTCGGGTTCTCCACACACGGTTCCAGATTTCTTGAATCTATCACAAGCACCCTTCGTCCTGTTTGCGATACTCATATCCTGGCTGTATCCGATAAACGTTTTGTCTAGTTTACCACTTTCTCTATCCTTGGATTCGACCGTAACTTTCCAACAGTATTTACCAAAGTCCCATTGCTTTGTGGTATCAACTGGGGGTGGTGGAGCATCTAAAGCAGATGAAGATAGACGATGATTAAATCTTTTCTTGATAGAGATGATAGGTGAAATTAGAACACTCGCTAGACTCGTCATTACTAATGTTTAGAACTATACTTTTAAGTTATTTTTACAATGTGGATATAACACATTGTAAAAACAACAGTTCTCCTTCTGCCGGGTTTGAACCGACGACCTACAGGTTAACAGCCTGTCGCTCTACCAACTGAGCTAAGAAGGAATGGTCCTCTCTACCTGAATCGAACAGGTGACCCTTGGAACTACAGTCCACTGCTCTACCAACTGAGCTAAGAGAGGGTAAGGGTCCATCACATATGCTTGTTCTGGGAGCCTCTTAAGGTGAACAGTCTTATGAGTCTCCCACATATGATCCGGAACGAGCTCCCACCAAGATTCGAACTTGGGGTGGTGGATTCAAAGTCCACAGTGTTGACCAACTACACCATAGGAGCCGGAGCCTCGGCTACTATATCAGTAATTTGATTCTTTTCTTTAACCTCGTATATATATTTAAAGTAGTACATGAGAAAGGTGAAAAGACCCGCGGCAACATTTGTAATAGTCATAGGTATAACATTATAATGGAATGAGTACACAAGGGACAGAACACTCGCAGCCAAGTTCAAATGTAAGAAGTGGTAATTTATAGCTTTTGCATCTTTATGTTTATACACGTGCTTAATTTCAGGTATGAACATAACAACAATGAAAGCTGACCCCAACAGACCACATACATCTACGGCGTTCATTCTTATTTGTATATATTTTCTCCTGTTTAAGTAATATGATTGTTTATGTTATACTTTTCGTAATCGTATGCTTGTTACTTGGGTACACAAAACGAAAAAAGTTTGAAAAGTATGATTTCAAATGTTTTTTATTGGCTATGAAAAATGAACCTACGAGAAGCGAAAAATTCATTCGTAGCATTGACAAAAAGATACCACTGGAAATCATATACGGTAAAGATACTAGAACCCCAAAGCTAGCTGAGAAATTCCGAGAACACGTGGATGCGGATTACTACGAAAAAGCCGTAGAGATGTATAATGATCCAGACGTCAAACGTCCCGATATAACCTACTTCAACTTGGGAGCTATTGGTTGCTTAATGGGACATATGAAGTTCTACGAAAAGTGTATAAATCAAGGTCTAAAATACGCTGTCATATTTGAGGATAATGTAGTCATAGACTCCAATAAGGTGTACGATGAGATCCAATCAGTTATCAATGAGAAGGGGGATGACTTTGATATGTGTTTCTTCCACTGTTTATCTAGACTTCCTGATAAAATGGAGGGAACTCTAGAGAAGGTGAAGTGGATTTCTAGTACAAAATGCTACTTAATTAACGTGAATAATATGGCGTGGTACAAGCGATTTTTCTTTCCGATGGATAACCACGTAGACATGAAACACGAGGATCTTATTTCAAGGGGAGCTAGGGTTTATTACAAAGACTTGAGTAAGTTTATGCACGTAGACAGAACCCACAAAAGTACAATAGGGCACAGTGAACATGGAAGACCTTTGTTCTTCTCACGCGTCTTCCCGGATGCCACACCCGATGATCTTAAACCCGGGTATTAAATGATTCACAATTTTTTACAATGAGGACAATCATTCTAAAAAGAGTGTTCCAAACGGGGCTCGAACCCGTGACCTTGGCGTTATAAGCACCACGCTCTAACCAACTGAGCTATAGGAACGGTGCAACTTGATTATGTTACTAACCAACTTGTATAACGGTGGGACTCCTTCCCACATATTATCTAGGGGTCTTGACTTTAAGTGGGTTGAATTTTAATATCAGCATATATCAAATGTCATACGAGATAGTGACATATGCCAATAAATCACATGGCTTATTTGAAGAACTGACGAACAATGAGTTCAATGTTCCAGTCAAGGTTTTGGGATGGGGTACAGAATGGAAGGGGTTCTCCGACAAGACTAAGGGTGTTATGAACTACTTAAAAACCAAGAATGCCACGGATATTATCATATTCTTAGATGGTTTCGATACCAAGATTAACAAGGATCCAAGTAACGTTGTAGAACTTTTTAAACAGTTTAATTGTAAGATTCTACTTTCCAGTGATCCCAATATAAGTGGTAAGTTCATCACAAGCCTCATTTTTGGTACATGTAAGGGGAGTGGTACCGCTAACGCTGGAATGTATATGGGGTACGCTAAAGAACTTTTAGAGTTCCTTGAAGCTGAAGCCAAAACTAAGTGTAAAGATGATCAGTTAAATTTCAACACACTGTGTAGAAGTCGTGACGATATTAAGGTGGATGAGAGTAACGTTATTTTTGAGAACTTCAAACCAACTCAAATAAATAATGAATCAAACGCGCCATTCGTATCCTACCCAGGTTCACCAGGACTGAGTCGTTACTCTAGAGCTATCACTGAATACGCACAGTTTGTGTACATTTACATACTGTGCCTACTTATAGTGTCTATGGCATTTTTACCTCAACATAAGAATCTTTTGGTAACTACTACGGTAGCAGCAACCGCTTTTTATGCGCTGTTCGCAGATAAATCTTGTACTGTTTAGGCAGTCTTAGGTAAAGGTGGAACCATGTTCTTCAACTGAGCCATGCGGTTAGACATACTGGAGTTAGATTCAAGACCTAAAAGACTAATAATCTCACCAATGAGGAGACCTTGGTGAACCATAACCAAAAACTTAGCCATATCCGTCTTTGGGGAGTAGTCACCGTAACCAACGGTCGACATAGTTGTGAAACTAAAGTAAAAAGGATCTAACATAGTCTTGAAACCAAATGATTTGGGGTTCATTTTATCAATCAAAAAATAAAAGAGTCCAAACACCAATGTGATGAGGAAGACCGCGGGTAATCGTTGCATTTATAGTTAATCTAGATTTTTATTTATACTGATTCAAGTCTTTGTAGTTCATCCATCTCAATGTCACGACTCTTTCTCCTGTTATCCATCTTTACGTGTTTGAAAGCACCGAGCCATCTGGATACTGAACGCTGTCGTGACCCTATAGATGCTGCGTCATCACTCACGACAATCGATAATCCGTTACATACATCTGGCTTGTTCTCTTTCTCGGGAAATTGAACCATGAATGCCTGAATAGATATAGCTGGTATATCTGGTGCATCATCCAATAACTTGTCATATTCTTCTCGAGACTTCATAAGAAACTCAACAACTTCTGAACGGTGTTTCACATCGAGTGATATTTCCATATCAATAGACCTATAGAACTTTGACCATTGTACGCACATAGCCGAGTGTGCCTCAGATAGAGGTAGAGACTGACTAAACTTTGAGATACTCGTCAAAATTCCACCCAAAACATTTAGGAAGGCGAAGAAATACTGGATGATCATTATGTTATTCTTCGTCTGTGGTGACACATCTTCATTACCACTCGGATTTAGGACGGCAAAACCACCAACACCCGTTATACTTGCTATGACTATACTAGGGTAAGACAACCAATCATTCTGTTTCTTGTAAAATAGGCGTGCGTGATTATGCAACCAGCGGTATCCAGCCGCCTTCTCTGCCCATTTTATAAGCAACTTTTCTTGTTTTTCACACCATTCACAGTGTTCGTCTTTCTTTTGAACACTCATGGACTTAGATTATACGGATAAATTTTTCGCACATTCCCTGGCTAATTTATCAACCTCTTCATTTTTGGGGTCTCCATTATGTGCCTTGACCCATCTCCACTCTATCATAATAAAACAGTCTCTTATTTTGTCTAATTCAATCCATAATTCTCTGTTCTTAACATCACCACCCGAAGAAGTCTTCCAACCATTCTTCTTCCAGTTGTGAATCCAGGAGGTTATTCCTTGTTTCGTATAATTACTATCCGTGAAAATACGCACAGATTTTTCATTCATTAGTCGGACCTGCTCGAGAGCTCGCAAAATAGCTGTCATTTCCATTATGTTATTTGTTGTATTAGGTTGTGCTCCACATATCTTGAAGTCCTTACTTATAGCAGCCCAGCCACCACGACCAGGGTTCCCGAGGCAACTTCCATCTGTGTAAATCTCATACATATCCTATTTATGTCTTATACTTTTATGTACTTTTTTCTCAGTAGAATATAATAAAGGGTAGAAAGATGGCGGCTAATATGATGCCCCTACTCATGATGTCTAGTATGGCATCTTCTTGTTCGTCATCGATCGGTGGTCCCTTAGTGGCTATAGTGTTCTTTTGGAGTCGAGTGGCTGCATTTTTCGGTGGACTGCTAGGTAAATTAAATCCTTTCAAGGCTGTCGGTAAAGTTGGTGGATTGGCGAAAAAGGGTGTTGGAGCTGTCGTTGGTGTGGGTAAAAAGGGTGTTAGGGCTGTTGGACGAGGTTTCAAGAAGGTTGGAAGAGGGGCGAAAAAGTTTTTCAGAAAACGACGTAAGGGTTTCCGTAGATTTAAGAAGGCGTTTAGGCGTCCTAGGTTCAAACGTCCTAGGTTCAAACGTCTTAGGATCAGGCGTCCTAGGTTCAGGCGTCCTAGAATCAGGTTTAGGTGCTTTGCTCCCGAAACCCCCATTCAACTTGAAAATGGTAAAACTGCGATGATTAAGAACTTGAAGTTAGGTGATACATTGGTCAATGGTAGTATTGTGGAGGCGGTCATGCGAATTAAGAACTATAATGACCCTTATTATAAGATTGGTGACATTCATGTTACGGGGTCACATTACGTAAAGCATGGTACCAAGTACGTCCAAGTTAAGAACTTACCAACTGCTGAGCGTACCGAAAAGATTGATGATGTTGTCAGTTGCCTTGTCACAAACGATCATAAGATCCCAGTCGGTGGAGAAATGTTTTGGGATTGGGAAGATAATCTTATTCCAATTAAAACAAATAGACCTAAAAAAAATTGTGAGATTAAAGTAGAGTGTAGTCAATATGGCTGCTAATATGATGCCCCTACTGATGATGTCTAGTATGGCATCTTCTTGTTCATCATCTGTGAGTAGTCCAATCATGGCGATATTTTTCTTTTGGAGTAAAGTAGCTGCATTTTTCGGTGGTATGTTAGGTAAATTAAACCCGTTAAAAGCACTTAACCCTTTCAAAAAGCGTCAAGGTATGGCGAGATTTACAAGAAAAATAAACGTTTTCAGAAAAAAACGTAAATCTTTCCGTAAATTTAAACGGTTTTTCCGTTGCTTCTCCCCAGATACCCCCATTCAACTTCGAAGTGGTAAAATGGTATTGATCAAGAACCTAAAGTTAGGTGACACCCTAATTAATGGTAGCGTCGTAGATGCAGTCATGAAGATTAAGAACTATAACGATCCCTACTATAAAATATACTCNCCCGAACTTAAGAAAGACATTTATGTTACAGGAAAACACTACGTTAGAGATGGTGTGAAGTACGTCCAAGTCAAGAACTTACCTAACGCTAAACCCACTAACAAGATTGATGATATTGTCAGTTGCTTAGTGACGAGTGATCACAAGATCCCTGTGGGTAATATGGTGTTTTGGGATTGGGAAGATAACCTCATCCCAACCAAGACAAACGTTGATGCCATAATTAAGAAAATACGTCACCGTAAAACAGTTGCTCAGTAAATCAATTCTCGTAATTGGGTCACAAGTACAAAAGACATATAACAATACGTGTTTTGTACTTGATATTAAATTTTCTAGACATATAATAAGAGATCATCCAATATGGCTATGGCAATGATGATGATGATGGCGAGCGCCGCCTCAGCATCTTCCTCATCAGTAACTCTTTTGGGTGGGGGTGGAGCATTTGCCTTTATTAAGAAAAAGCAAGCGGATCAGGCCGCTACTGCCGAAGCAACCAGACAAAGTCAAGCTGCTGCTGCGAGAAGAGCTAGGGAAGCCGCTGCCGCTAAACAAAGAGCTGAGGCAGCTAGACAGCAAGCTGAAAAAAGACGTCGAGAACAAGCAGCTGCTCGTCAAAGAGCTGATGCAGCTAGACGAAGAGCACAACAGAAAGCTGCCGCAGCTAGACGAAGAGCACAACAGAAAGCTGCCGCAGCTAGACGGAAGCGAATTCGCAGAAGACCTCGTAGAATTCGCAGAACTTTTAGAAGGATTAGAAAACCTAGACTCCGTCGGATTGGACGTAGGTTTCGTAGAACTTTTAAGAAAATTAGAAAACCTAGACTCCGTCGGATTGGACGTAGGTTTCGTAGAACTTTTAAGAAAATTAGAAAACCTAGATTCCGTAGGATTGGGCGTAGGTTTAAACGGATTTTTAAACGTCGTAAACCCAGATTTAGATTTGGTCGCCGACGCCGTTGTTTCGCTGCTGAAACACCCATCAAACTTCAAAGTGGTGAAATGTGTGCTATGAAAGACCTTAAGCTTGGTGATGTTCTCGTGAATGGTAGCATCGTAAATGCCACTATGCAGATTAGAAATGAGGGAGACAAATACTACCGTATTCACAGTGAAGAATTGGGTACTGACATACTCGTCACAGGAACACACTACATAAGAGATTCTAATAAATACGTAAGAGTCGAAAAATTCAAAGAGTCTAGAGCTACAGATACAGTTGATAATGTAGTCAGTTGTGTAATCACAAATGACCATAGAATACCAGTAGGTGAACATATATTTTGGGATTGGGAAGACCAGAAGGTCAATTTATAATATTGACCTAATACATAATGAACGGACCAGTTCCTCTACCAAATCAGGGGGGAAGTGATAACAGTATGATGATAGCGGCGCTTATAGCGTGCTGCTGTTCTTCATCCATAGGTGGTGCAGTATTCGCAATGAGAAAGCGCCTCTTTGGTAAAAAGAAGAAGCGTGGACGTGGACGTGGACGTGGACGTGGACGCGGACGCCCCAGACGGCCTAGAAGGCCTAGGGGTCGCCGCCCAAGAGGAAGAGGACGTGGACGTATGGCGAGGTTAAGGGCTCGAATGAAAAGGAAGCCCCGCTTCCGTCGCCGTAGATTCCGCCCCCGCCGTTTTGGGAAAATGGGGCGTTTCGGACGTAAGTTCAGAAGAGGGCGTTTCAGGTTCCGCCGTCGTCGTTGCTTCTCTCCCGAAACTGAAGTTCAACTTAAGAATGGTACTACCCGCCAAATGAAGAATCTTGAACTTGGTGATGTTCTCATTAACGGAAGCATTGTTGAGGCTACTATGAAGATTAAGAATCAAAGTGATCCTTATTACAAGATTGGTGACATTCACGTAACTGGTTCTCATTACGTGAAGGATGGTAATGTCTACAAACAAGTTCGCAACTTCTCCAAGGCTGAACCCACTGACAAGGTGGACAAGGTCGTATGCTGCTTAGTCACAAGTGATCATAAAATCCCTGTAGGTGACTTTATGTTTTGGGATTGGGAGGATAACCTCGTACCAAACCACATCCAGCAGCCTTCCAAGGTCACGACTCTCAGAAACCGTACCAAAAACGCCAGTGTAGTTGGTGATAAATAAATTGTTGTCATAAAGTAAGATGGATATAGTGTCTAGAGCTTTGGCTTTACCTATACCACTACCTAAGGAGTACGTCCAGTCACTACCTAGGATACCCAAGGACAAAAAGTTTCCTAAACGTGTATGTAGAGAGGTAAAGGTGAGTGAAGATGCATCTAACGCAGAAAAGGCAAAGCTTAATACTGGTGAGGAATTCACGCGACTATGTGGTGATGACATAACTAACGCAGCTAATGAAGAGGCGATGGGAGAAATGATTCCATTAATCATTCTCTTAGTACTGTGTTGTTTATGTTGTGTATCTATGATCTCAGTTAGTTTCGGTGGATACAGGTGGTGGAAATCAAGATCATCTAAATATAGATCACAAACCAAAATATCTCGTCGTCGCCCTCGTGCTAAAAACGTCTAATTTTAAAAATTCTTTTAAAACTCGTATAGAATATGCGTTTTAAAAATGATTATTTAGACTTATCCGGATACTCCGATGCCTTCTTTGGTGTTTTACATATCGTATCACCGCAGTGATCCCTGTTCTGGTACACAGAGTTTATAGAAGCTGCCATTTCATTACATGTCTTTAGAGACCATCGACCTAACTTGGGTTTTTCCACTTTAACAAAAAGTTCAAACACTTTCTTGAACATTATCTAGAACGAGAGGCTTGCGTTTAAGTACGCTTATTTGCTAAGCGCTTCGAACGACGCAGGGGTGGCGGCCTAGTAAGTTCCTCAAATTTAACAACATACTTCGCAAATTTGTGATCACTTTTAACGCCTTGTTTTGCCTTATTATAACATGTCTGAATGAATTTCTTATCACCTTTTCCCTGTGTGAAAAGATTGTAATATCTGAGTATAACCTCAAACATGGCGATTGCCATAGTTCTATTAAGTTCCGTATCAGGTTTATTTTCTACACTGTCCAACATCATTTTCAGTGTAGTAAGTAGTTCGGCACGTGTATATTTGCGCATATACATATAGATATACGTATATCTCTAATCATTTTTAAACAGCATTGGTACTGTGCATTTTAAAAATGAAGTTTTATTTAATTATTTACTAAAATACTTCGTATGAGTATTTAGTTGGAGAAGGCGAGGCCACCCATACCCGACTGGATACGGAGGACGTTGTAGTTAGTGGCGAACATGTGCATGGTGGTGGCATCTTGGGCGGTGTTCATAGTGACAGCAACCTGCGCGTTATCAATGCGCGAGAAGTTGCAAGTGCCGGTAGGCTGGTGCTCCTCGGGCTTGAGCGCGAAGGAGTACGCGTAGACACCGGCGTAGGGGGAGCCAGTGTGGTGCTGGAAGGGCTGCACCTGGTTGAAGTACTTGCCCTTCTGCTCCTTGAAACGGTCCTGGCCGTTAAGCACAAGCTTGAAGGTGTTGAGGGGACCAACGGAATCCTCAGTGAAGAGGGAGGTACCGCCGAGCTCACCGAGACCAAGCATGGGGGAACCATAAGTGGAGAGGGAGACGAGGGCGTTGGAGGTAGCCGCGGCGGGGGCGGTGTGAAGCTTGACATCCGCGTCGTTGGACTCGGTGGTGAAGTTGAACATGGAGTTCTGGGTGAGGGTGTTGGAGAAGCACCACACAAGCTCCTTAACGGGGTGGTTGTAGGAGAGGCGGACCTGCTTGGTGGAGCCAGAGTCAACGGTGTCAGCGCCGGTGTGCTGG